GCGACTGATGCAAGTATCAATCAAACCCCCAATGGTGTTTCGTTCTCAAGCTCAGGATTTATATTGAACAGCTCAGATAATGGCACAAATGAGAATGCGACCACCTACGCCTCCTGGACCTTCCGCAAGGCGGCGAAGTTCTTTGATATCTGCACGTGGACTGGTTCTGGCGCTAACCGTACCATCAGCCACAACTTAGGCAGCGTGCCCGGCTGCATCATCGTCAAGCGCACGGATACCACTGGTGACTGGCAGGTTTACCACCGCAGCCTTGCCAACACCGAATACATGGTGCTCAACAGCACCGCCGCCAAAGCGACAGGCGCCACTCGCTGGAATAGCACCACACCGACCAGCACGGTCTTCAGTCTTGGCACTGATGCCACAGTGAACGCCTCCGGCGGAACCTACGTCGCCTACCTGTTCGCGCACGACGCTGGCGGGTTTGGTGATAGCGGCAATGACAGTGTGGTGAGCTGCGGGAGTTATACAGGCAATGGCAGCACCACGGGGCCAACGGTGACGCTGGGGTGGGAGCCGCAGTGGTTATTGATTAAGTTAGCCCAAGGTACTGGCTCTGGATACTGGGTGCTGTATGACACAATGAGGGGTGTTCCAGTAGGAAGCGGCTCAAAAGTTCTCTACCCAAACGTGTCTGACGCAGAAGCGGACACTTCATCTTGGGGCAATATAGATATACTGCCTACAGGATTTCAGATTAAAGGAACTGATGTTTATGTAAATCAAAACAGCAACACCTATATCTACATCGCCATCCGCCGTGGGCCGATGAAGACGCCCACCGATGCCACGAAGGTGTTTGGCTTAAACGCACGAACCGGAACAGGAGCGGCTGCAACAGTTACTGGCGGTCAACTTGCGGATTCGGTACTAATTAAAAACCGTGGCGCAGCAGTGGGCGATTTATTTGCTGCAAGACTAACTGGCACGGGTTACCTAGAAACCTCATCCACTGCGACAGAAGTGGCAGCTGGGACCACAATTTTGCAGGCTAATCCGTGGGATGTGATGGATGGCGCGAAAGTTGGAACAACGTCAACCATTACCAACGCCTCTGCCAATACGTTTATCAATTATCTATTCCGCCGCGCCCCCGGCTTCTTCGACGTGGTGGCTTATACGGGCACAAATACTGCTGGGCAAAATGCCGTTCCCCATAACCTAGGTGCGGTACCGGAACTAATCATTTACAAGGCACGAACAGGGGCAACGAATGTTGCCTGGTATGTGTATAGTGCAGGGATTGGTATTAATTACTATCTCTTGCTTAACGGATCAAATGCCAAGACTAATTTTTCGTTGTCTAATGGCGTAAGTCCTACATCATCCAATTTTTACACAACGCCAGGTGACTCCGCCACAAGTGCTACTGGTTACACCTACATCGCCTACCTCTTCGCCTCTTGCCCCGGCGTGAGCAAAGTCGGCAGCTACACCGGCACTGGCACCACGCTCAACATTGACTGCGGTTTCACAGCAGGCGCACGGTTTGTGTTGATTAAACGCACCGATAGCACGGGAAGCTGGTATGTATGGGATACTGCTAGAGGTATCGTCTCGGGTAACGATCCCTATTTGCTACTTAACTCCACCGCTGCCGAAGTAACCAATACCGACTACATCGACCCGCTGAGTTCTGGCTTCCAGATCAGCTCCACTGCCCCTGCCGCCATCAATGCGAACGGCGGGAGCTTCATTTATCTCGCCGTGGCCTAGACCTATGGAACTCCGCAACCGCACAACCGGCGCCGTCATCACTGAAGACGAGTTTCGCCGCTCCAACCCCAACACCAGCTTCCCGCCGCAGCTGACCGCTGAAATCATCAGCGATTTCGGCTATGACCCAGTGCTGGAAGGCCCCCAAGCCACCACCGTGCCGCCCTATCAATACAGCCAGCGTGATGGCGTGGTTGAGGTGAACGGTCAGTGGTTCACGCACTACATCGCGGGTCCTGTCTTCCACGACTACACCGACGAAGAGGGCGCGGTGCACACCGCTGCTGAGCAGTATGAGGCGTACTGTTTCGCCAAGGATGCTGAGCAGGGCAAAGCCGTCCGCGAAGATCGCAACCGTCGCCTAGCTGAATGCGATTGGACCCAGCTTGCTGACAGTCCCCTCGATCCTGATGGCAAAGGTGCCTGGGCGCTCTACCGCGAAACACTCCGCATGGTGCCACAACAGGCTGGCTTCCCCTGGAATGTGCAGTGGCCGCCTAAGCCTGGTGAAAACTGATGGCAGTAAAGAGCAAAACGGGCACCGGCGCCTTGAAGCATCAAGCCGGCCCACCCAAGACAACCCGGCAAGGCTATGGGCAGCGATCACGGCCGCGTCGTCGCGGCAAGAAAGCCTTGCGCGGGCAGGGTCGGTAAGCTGAACAGGTAGCCCCATGGCGCCATGATCGAAATCATTGCCGCCATTGCCGGCGCGTCAATCTCAGTCGCAGCCATGGGTGCTGCTGGTTTTAGCCGGAAATCTGATGAGGCCCGCGAGGCTGTCATCAGGCTGACCTCAGCTGTGGAACACATCGCTTCACAGCTTGAGGTGCTTCACACCGATATCAAAGAAGATCGCAAAGAGACGTTCACCCGGCTATCGACGGTAGAGCAACGCGTCTCTAAGTTGGAAGCACGTCCACCTTCGTGCTGATCATGGATCAGGCAACCACCATTGCGGTGATCGCCATCATCGTTGCAGCAGGCAGCGAGATCATTGCAGTTTCACCGCTCAAATCCAACAGCTGGATACAGCTGCTGGTAAAGGTGCTGCAGATGGCTTTCCCAAAGCAGCGCCGCTGAATCATGGCCAACGACGCGCCAATCTCGCTGCAGCAGCTGTTCAGGTATTACAAGGCACTGCCGCACCAGAGCGCCGCGATTCAGCAGCTAGAGAGCGATCTGGCCGCCAACGGCTACGACGCCGTGATGCGCAGGGATCGAGACTGGTTTCAGACGTGGAGCCAAGACGGCAAGCAAAGCGATCTAAGCGCCGCGATCAGCTTGATTAAGGAGTTTGAGGGCTGCCATCTCTCGGCCTATCCGGATCCGCTGAGTGGTGGTGAGCCCTGGACAATTGGCTATGGCACCACGCGCTACAGCGGCGGCGTGCCCGTAAAACGTGGCGACAAGATCAACGTGATCGAGGCCGACATGCTGCTGCGGCTGGAGGTGGATCGCATTGCTGAGAAGCTGCGCACCACCATCCCGCACTGGAAGGTGATGGATGATCAGCAGCGATCAGCGCTGGTGAGCTTCGCCTACAACCTTGGCGCTGGCTTCTATGGCACCGCTGGGTTTGAGACGATCAGCCGGTGCTTGCGCGACCGTGATTGGGCTGCCGTGCCTGCTGCGCTTGAGTTGTACAGGAACCCTGGCACCAACGTGGAGGCTGGCCTGCTGCGGCGGCGTCGTGCGGAGGGCAAGCTATGGGGGCAGCACCAAGCCGCGGTTGAACCCGAAACTGCCAAGCTGCGTCCCAGTAGCCCATTCAACGCACGGATCACGCCGCACATCAGGCTCGGGGAGTTTGCGTTGGATCAGGAGGCAAGGCGGTTCCAGCATCAGTACCAGCTGGACACAGCAGCGGAGTTGGCGGCATTCCTTGAGCGAGCCAGGACGGCATTTGGAGGGAAGCTGATCATCATCACCAGCGGCTACAGACCAGCAGCCATTAATCGCTCAGTTGGCGGCGCATCTGGATCGGAGCACCTTTACAACGCGCCAGGTGTCGGCGCTGTGGACTGGTACATCCAGGGAGTCGACACTTACAAGCTGCAGGAGTGGTGCATCAAGAACTGGCCGTACAGCACCGGCAAGGGAGCGCCTAAAGGATTCATTCATACCGGCATCCGGCAAGGGCGGCCTAAGGTCGTTTGGGATTACTGAGCGCCTGATGCTGCTACCTGACCATGAGATCCGCCGGCTGTGCCAACGACACGGGATGGTGAGCCCATACAACGAAGCTCAGCTGAACCCGGCCAGTTATGACGTGACGCTCGGCGGTCAGATCATGATGGAGGTTGCCAGCACAGCTGAGCTGCAGAAAGTGCAGCTGCATGGCCACACACAACAGGATCCATTCTGGATTCAGCCTGGTGAGTTCTTCCTGGCTGAAACGCAGGAGATCTTCAACCTGCCTAATCACGTCGGCGCTCAGTTCGTGCTGAAGTCTTCCCGCGCACGTGAGGGCTGGGATCACGCTGAGGCCGGATGGGCGGATCCAGGATGGTTTGGCAGCAGGCTGACCATGGAACTGCGCAACCAAAGGCGACTGCATCCGCTGCCGATTTGGCCGGGCTTGCGCATCGGACAGATGAAGTTCCTACTGGTCAGCGGCACCGTGGAGCACAGCTATGCCGAAACCGGAAGATATAACGCAGACCTAGGCGTTACAGGGTCCAAGGGGTAGCAAGCGGCGCCATGCGCAGCCGATAGATCTTGCCGGGCGCCTCAGCTGGATCATCCATTGGGATCATCGTGTAGTCATCGCAGCCGTGTGATTCAGCGAAATGGCTGGCGGCCTGATGGGTGGGGAACGGCCCGATATGCCACGGGCCGATGCGGAGTAGGTATTGCATGGCGGGACAGTAGCGCGAATCCTGCCGCCGAATCCCGTAGCAATTCTGCAGTCTCATGAGACGCAGTGGCGACCGCTACCGTATGCCAAGCGGCGCATGGTCATGCAGGGCTACTTCCTGGAGATCAACGCAAAGCTGTTCATACGGTCCAATACGTCCGCAGATGATCTGCCGGGCGATATCTACAGCCATATGGCTGAGTTCATCCGATCCGATGAGGACATCATCGATATCGAGGTGAACGCGGTGCCCATCCCGCCAGACCTGTGTGGACCGCCATCGGATTGAAGAGACGCGACTGGTCACACGGCGATCAGCACGTGATCAGATCCTCCTGGCGTGGAACTATCAGTGCGCATACTGCGGCGCAGATCTGGGCCGCAGCCCGACCATTGATCATGTGATTCCTAAAGCACACGGCGGCGCCACTACGCCATCGAACCTGGTGGCCTGCTGCATGGGATGCAACTGCAGCAAGGGCCATAAGCCTTGGGTGGACTGGTATCGTGCGCAGCCTTTCTGGTCTGCATTGGGTGAGTGGGCCATCGCGCAGTGGTTGCAGGATGACGCTAAGCTTTCGGCCTAGACCTTTTTCGAGGGCTAGGCGGAACCGCAGCGGCCGGCTGCGGTCAGGTGGGCACCGCGTGAGGACCCACCACCGGCCACCCCATTGCACAGCCCGATGCCGAAGCAGAGCGGGAACCTGCTTAGGTTACGGCAAGATCCTGCTGCACACCCACAGCGCGATCAGGCACGTCACCCAATACTCCAGCACCAAGATCAACACGTCGCGGAGCATCACCGGCCCAGCAGGTGATCGAGATACAGCTCCGCCTGCCATAGATCTGAGCTGTAGCGGCAGGTGCCACCAACGCAGCTGCGGTAATACACCTCACCGTGCACCGGCATTAACGTCTCGATATAGCCGCCATCTCGATCTGTGCGGCTGATCACCTCGGGTCCGAACATTGCCGTGCCTCTTGCTGGTGGATCCATACCTTTAGTCTGCCGACATACTCCCGCAGCACCTGCGCCTGTTGCAGGTGAAATGGGTCTCTGCTGGCAAACCACAGTTGATTGTGGCGATCAATCGCCTGCAGCGACTGGTGGATCAGCGGGCACCAATCAGCGCGTACAGGTGTGGCCCACTCACGTGGCACGTTCGTACATTTCACAGCGAGACGCATAACGCCCGCCACTACGTTTTGATTCTGGCAACTCCAGGCCGCACGCCTGGTGGCGCATCTCCCAGTAGTGGCAGTCCCAGCACATCATTGGCCCATCAGCGGGGCGGATGCGGTTGCGTGCTGCCTGATAGATCTGCTGCGCCTTGATCAACGCCGTCTGCAGGTGCACCGTGCCCGTGTCCATCTCCAGCTGATGTTCAGGCTTGGGGCCGAGCACCACACGAGCGTGCCAGTTGCGATCAGAGCGGCTGCACACCAGCAGCAAACGGCCAGCGTGCAGGCTGATCATTCATCCTCCCCGTAAGCCGGCTGATGAAAGATCCGCTCTAGCGTCATGCTGGCCGGCTCCTCAGGCCCATTTGTGACATACGCAGCGACCGGATCCGTGCCATCAGCTGCCACGTATACGCATGAGTAGCCGTAAGGCTTTACCACCACCAGACCCGTGCGCTTGCTACGCGTGAGGATCCGCAACGCAAGGCGTTCAATCAGATTCAGGCCAGGCAGCTGGTGCATCATCCCTCCAGTTTGGCAATCAGACGGTCGAGATACCAGCGGCATTTGCGGGCGTCTTCCAGCGCGTGACCTTTGCACCAGATGCGCAGCAGATATTTCAGCGCCTGGCCTTGCAGGTGGGCAGGCACCATGTGCGGCGCGTCAGTGATTGCCGCTTCGATCACGTCGATAGCCTCCACTGGGCCGCGGCGGTAGTGATCTGGATTAATTGGATCAGTCATCAAGCCATCCCCATGCAATGCGTTTGCAGATGCGCCATGCGTGCTTCTCGTCTACGTCAAACTCAGCTGCCAGCTGCCGGTAGCTCCACCCCTTGGTGCGGAGCCGGCGCAGCTTGCGCACCAGCTCCGGCGTGAGGATCGCGGCGATGTTCTCCTCGCCAGCCTTGAATGGCCGGCTCACCTCCACTTATCTCCCAGCAGCTGCTGGCGGCACACCTCAATGGCCTGCTGCGCTTGCTTCTGCGTCATCACCGATTCAGTGGCATCCATGGCACGAACAACGCGGGCCAGGAGTTCGGTGTAATCCGTGTCGCGGAAGTTGGCCGCGATATCGCGGCAGAATTCTTCCCACAGCCCGGTGTAGGTGCCGCACGTGCGGCCACTGCGTTCGTACAGCGCGTCGATCATATCGGCGCGTTGCTGGTCAAGCTGTGTGGCGTTCATGGTTCAAGCGTTTGTCGGAGTTGCAGCAGCTCAGCGCAAAGCTGTTGCCGGTTGCGGATGCCAGCGATGCAATGCAGCTGATCAATGCGAATATCGATCAGGTGCTGCAGTCGCTCGCGTTCATCCTGCCGACCCTGACGGTAGGCGCCAGTGTCGTTGAGTAGCTGTTCAAGGCGGTGGCGGATATCGCTCACAACACCTCCACGGCAATGGCGTGGGGCCAGCGGTTGCGGGCGTATTTCGCCGCCGCGGTCTTGGATTCGGCGCGGGTGTACCACTTGATGGGGCGCACCTGCGGGAATCGCACCAAGACCGTGAAATCCTTGACGCGTGCATTGTGGCGTGGTCGGCTGACGCCTTCGCCATAGTTGCCCAGCTCAGTCTCATCAGTGCGCCATTGCAGCAGCGCTCCGGTCACCTCAGCCATTGCTGGGCTCCTGTTCAGGGTTGAGCCATTCAATCTGCGACCACCATTCCAGCCAAGTGTCGGCAGCGATCAGCTTGGCCTCAGTCAGGCTGCAGGCTGTGATCGACTCGAACACGTTGGCGGCCTTGATCGTGAAGTAGAAGCGGCGTTCAGTCATGCCGCACCACCTCCTGCGTGCCGGAATGGGTGGGGCTGTGGTGTGCGCCGGACTCGATGCCGATCATGGCGAATACGCTGGCGGCGATCAGGCAACAGATGGCGTTGTTGATGGCGTTCATGATGCGACCATCCGTGCGATGCGGTCGTTGAGGCGATGCAGCCATGCGCCGAGCATTAGACCGCTGACGTACACGGTCACGACGATTTCTGCGAGCTGAGCAGTCCATAGGTAAAGAGTCGGCCCCCAGTCGCTTGTGAGTGCCTGTTTCATGGTGTGGGTGAATTGGTGTGCCGGACCAACCGGCGGTGTGGGCTTAGTCAGGCCGTGTTGCGCTCGGGTTTTACGGCCTCGTGTGCGCTGTTCGGCCGGCGGTTGAGTTTTGCGAGTGGACCGCTCCCCTCGTGTGGCCATTATGCCCCTTCCGCGGTGCACGTCAAGGGTGGCCAGTCACATCCCGTTACACCGCGTCGCTGCCCACTGCCAGATCAACCGGCACCCGCAGCACCGGAACGCTTTTGCCGTTTGGCTCCTTGCGCTCCCATCCCACCACGGCCAGGCTCACCGCCAATTCAGCCGTATACCAGCGGTGCTGGCACGCCAAGCACCGGCGTTGCCTTACAACCCGGTCGGCATCGTGGCCGTTGGTATAGGTTGCGCGTATCTCGTCACTGCCGCACTGGGGGCACTTCACAGCTTCGCTAACGTGCATCTGTACACCACCACTATGGCACCATGAACTTCGGTGAGTGGATGGCTGTCCAGCTATCAGCAGAACAGCAGTTTGAGATTGAAAAACAAGCCCGCACCCTGCTAACCAGCAAAGATGCAGGCCCAATGGCCGCGGCGCTCCTAAAGCAAGCCTGCTACCAGCAGCAGCTGTTGCAGCAGGCCGTTAACGAGATCGCCCGGCTCGAATGCGAGCTGATGGGTCGTTAGAAGAGATCAGCGTCCACCACGTCGACCACAGCGCCATCAGTGGCCTTGGCCAGGCTTTCAGCCGCACCCTTGGCCTCAATGGCCTGTTGCGTCTTCCAATCGGGTTTAGCCACAACACTCAGATACTTCACGCCGCTGTTGGCGGTCTTGGCCCAGCCGCTTAGCCGCACCGGGATTTCGTTGCGCTCACCCTGTGGGTCGGCGTTCATCAGATACTGCGCCAGTGCATAAGCCTGATCAGCAGGCACATTCAACACGCCATCAAACTCGGGATAGTTCTTGCCAGGCTGGAACTTATCGCCCATCCGCTTTTGCCAGTCGGCCTCGGATTGCTTGAACAGTGCGCCGTTAACAGAGAAGGTCATGGTTGCTCGTGGGTAATTGTGTTGGCCTGTTCGTATTGCTCCACCTCGGCCAAGGGGTAGAGCACGAAGCCTGGGGTGCGGAAGTACGGCGGGCCTTTGCCAGCCTTTCGCCAGCGGCTAAGCGTGTCAGGGTGCAGGCCCCAGCGCTGCGCTAACTGCGTGGCCGTTAAGTAATCAGAAGAGTTCATCCTGATCGGTTGCGGCAACTGGAGTTTCGGGCTGCAGCTTGGCGTTCAAATCAGCCACGCTGGTTTCGGTCACTGTGACCGGCTGCACGTCGAGCACCTCCTCTTGGCTCTGCATCCCGAGCAGCAAATCGCTCGCATATAACCGGCCCCAAAAAGCCGCGGCCCGGTAACGAATCATCAGCTCAGGCATGGTGGCCCACTTGCTGCCGCTTTTGGTAGCCCATCCTTCACGCTTGGCCATCGCCATCGTGATCGTTGGGCCTTTCAATTCCTGCTGGCTGGCAAGGTCAGTGGCGACCGCATAACAGGCCAGGCTGTCGCCAGTGCCGCTGATCTCAAACCGCAATGGGCTGAACCGGCCGCAGCCATTCACCATCGCAATGATGAAGCTGCTTGACCAGCTGGGGCGGCCGTGAATCACGTGCAGGTGTTGCATCGCCAAAAACGGGCTGATGCCCATCCGGTTGGCGATCTCAAGCGCTACCAAGCAATTGGCAAACCCCTGCTGCCCTTGGAACTGGGGCGGTATCAGCGTGCTGCTGGCGAGGGCCTTCGCGATCCGTTGGGCATCCTCGAAGGCTTGGATGCCCGAGAAGACTGAGCCTCCCGGTTGGGTGGTGGTGAGTGCTGTGGATTCAGTCATCAGTAGGTCTCGATCTCGGTGAGCTGTTGTTGCGCGCCGGTGGCGCCTGTCATCCACCCCGGCAAGCTGATCGGCTCGATCTGATCGCTGTAGCTCGGCCAGCTGTCAGCAGCACGGCACTCGGCCAGCTTGCCTAGATCTTTCATGGCCTGTTCGTAGCCGCGATCGATCATCTCGGCATCAGCGGCATACACGGCAACCGCATAAGGCGCTGTTGTCTCGACACACACAAAGATGAACTGATCGGGCCGCTTGCCTGTGGCAGCTTGGACCCCGTGCATGTACCAGCCGGCCTGCACGTGGTAGCGGTAATCGCCAATACTGCGCCGGAATCCACGCGGGCTGGCGTCACGGGTGGTTTTAAGGTCCACCATGATGGTGCCGTCATCAGTAAGCCAATCGGGCCGGCATTTGCACTCCACCCCATAGGTGGCATCTGTCCACATGTGGGTGGCCTCAGCCTTGCCCGGCAGGCCCAGCAGCATTGCTGCACCGGGATGGCGCATGATGCTGCGGCCCATCTGCATGACCACCTCGGCATCGTCGGCGGTGATCACGGTCTTGCGCTTGGCATCGGCCTCAAACGCAGCCCATTGCTCCTTGCCTTCCTTTGTGCGTCGGTTGATATCGCCAGGCGCCACAGCGATCTGGTTGTCCCATTGATCCAGCTCAAGCACGTGGGTATGCAGTGCGGTGCCAAGTCGCATGGCAGGTGTGGGCTCAGGCCAGACTCGGTTCGGATCGAGATAGCGAGCCCAGTAGTGCAGAGGGCTTTTTGCGATCTGATCCAAGCCGGACTTGCTGACCGCGTAATGGCGGTGATAGTCGGCGTTTTGCATGATCTCCTGCGAGTTGCCACCAGATGCTAGCACTTGCGGCCAGATGCTGCTAGGTTCAGCTAACCACGGCAAAGCCCATGCGCCACTACCTCGAACAATCTGTCTACGACGCCGCCATCGAGCGGCTTGACTTCATCTTTCAGCACTTCACCCGTGTCTACGTCTCCTTCTCTGGTGGCAAGGACAGCGGTGTTCTCCTCAATCTTGTTTGCGACTACGTGCGAGAGCGCAAGCTGCCGATCAAGATTGGCGTCCAGATTATGGACAACGAGGCCAACTACACCCACAGCGAGGAGTTCATGCATCGCATTCTCCAAGCCAACCAAGACATCCTCGACATCTACTGG